AGCTTCAACAGCAGCAGGCGCAGAAAACCTACAAGCATATGTTATTAATGAAAGTTTCTATGATCTTGCGAGACAGATTATAGAAAACCCAATTAGTTTTCAATATAGTCAATTAACACATGAATTAAAATTCACGGGAGGAACTCCGGTTAAGAATGTTATATTAGAAGTTTATGAAACGATTCCTGAATGTGCGTTATTTAGTGATGAAGCATTTTTTAGATATTGTGCTGCTAAAATCAAAATATCATTAGGGCAGAAATTAGGTATCTTCGGATTTACATTACCTGGAAATGTTACAGTAAACGCAGATCTTATTCAAGGAATGGGAGAGGGAGAATTAGAAGCAGTTATTGAAGAAATAAAGAGTGATGAAGGAACCGATTGGATGATGCATTCTTAAACGAATATATAATTATATGGAATTTTACATTAAAGATATAGGTGAACCTAACTATAAACCAGATGCTATACAACAAGATGCTGAACTAGGAATGCTATTGACTCAGATCGAGACCATGCTTTTTACTAGAAAGGGTGAAGTATTAGGATCTCCTGATTTTGGAGCAAACCTAGAAGATCATGTATATGAATTAAGGTATAATGATTACCAATTAAAAAAAATAATAGACGAACAGTTGAATGCATATGTGCCTTTGTCTAGAAAATATAACGTAAATGTTACTGTTGAAGTTGTTGAAGATACAACGCACCATGTAATGTTCTTAGATATTACCGTAGATTCTAGATTTCAACTAGGAGTTTACATATAAAATTATAAAAACAAACAATGGCTGAATTTAAATTTTTAAATACAACTAGAATCAAAGCAAATGAAATGATCTCCGATACGAGGTCATATATTTCTCGTATATATGGTAGAACCAACGAGTTATTTACAACTGCTTCGCCGTTCTCGCAAATACTAGATGTATTATCTGAAATTACTAAACTGATTTTCTTCTATATAGAAGATTCAACAGTAGAACAAAACATATTAACCGCACAGAATCCAGAATCTATATATGGATTAGCTAGATTAGCCGGTCATGATTCTTTTAGAGGAGCAAGTGCATATGGTGAAATAAAACTAAGATTAAATACGTCAGCAAGTGCTGATATTTCAGGAGATGCTCTTAATATATCTAAGAATTCAGTAATTAAGTGTACTTCTAACGGGTTAGAATATATTCTTAAAACCAACAATGATCAATTTAGAATTGAAAAAAGTAATTCTGAGTATATTTATATACCAATAACACAAGGTAAAATAGAATCACAGACAGTTACTTCTCTTGGTGAAAAATTACAGTCTTTTAATATAGTTGTAAAGGGTAACACAGATCATCACTCGCCTAGAGTTAGTGTTAATAGCGAACTATGGACTAAATTTGATTCATTATATGATATGAAGGTTGGAACTAAAGGATATTTAGTTAAAACTGGAATTAATGGAGGTTTAGATATTTATTTTGGTAATGGTTCTTTTGGAATGATTCCATCAACAGGAGCTTCTATCAATATAGAATACTTAGTAACTGATGGATCTAATGGTAATTTAACGGGTTCTAAAGATCTTACGTTTAAATTCATAACTCCTGGTTTCGATTCAATCGGAGAGGAATATGATTTAAACGAGTTATTAGAATCATCATTTACATCTGCCCCTAAAATGGGAGCAAACCCAGAAGACGTTAAATTAACAAAATTAATAGCACCTCTACAATCTCATTCATTTGTATTAGCGAATCCAAATTCATATGAACACTTTCTTTCAAGATATGGAATGTTCTCTTATTTAGATGCATATAATACAACAGATGATGGATTTATAGATGATGATAACGTGATATACTTATTCATGTTACCTGATACCGCGAGGAAATTAACAAAGAATAAAGATTATTTTAATTTAGGATTAGATGAATTCTTTTTCTCAAGTGATGAAAAGAATGGATTCTTATCTTTATTAGAAAATAGTGGCCAGCAAATGGTTACCACTGAAGTTAAAATAGTAGATCCAATAGTTCAATATTTTAGAATGGATGTAAAACTTAGATATTTCGAAGGATATAATAAAGCAACCCTTTATTCTGAAGTTCGTGCTAAGATTTCAGAGTATCTAATTAATATAACTAGAAGAGATCGTTTACCTAAATCAGATATTATAGCGGTATTAGAGAACATCGAGGGGATTGATTCTGTAAATGTTAGATTTATATCTAAAATGGAGGAAGATGCACGTAGGTTAGGATATTACATTCTAGAGAAAGTTAAGGTTACACCTTCTACTCCAGTGTTAGAAAATATTGGAAACGGTAAATCTAAATATGTTTTCTTTAAAAGAACAGTTACTCAGCAAAAGGTGAAATTTGAACCGGGAGCTGCTTTACCAGAAGAAGTTATTAATTTAGATTCTTTCGGAGATATATTATTAGGTAGAGAAGAAATTGCATTATTCAGAGGAGGTTGGCTAGATAGAGATAATGTTTCAGTTCTAGACGATGCTAAGCTTGGAGAGCAAGGAGCTCTTTCAATTTACTTTGATGAACCTGCAGTACCAAATACTATCTTTTCTAAAATACAAGCTAAAAATAGAAAAGCGTTATAATGGCATCATTAATACAAAATTTATTTAAGAGTAGACAAAAGAGAACATATAGTGTTCGAGAAACAATAGTGGACGATCGTAAGAACAAAGGTAACGATTATACGAACAATGTTTTAAAGAATTCAATGTCTCCTTATGTTTATAGAAATGCTAGAATGAACGATTTCGTAATTTTAATCCAGAAAGTGATATCAGATCTTATTGATTCGGTAACATTTTTAAAGGGATATAAATCATACACAACAAAAAAAGACTATAAAAACTTTAGATAATGGCATATAACAATCTAAGATTTTTTGACAACGAGTCTAACGACTTAAATTTAATCTATAACTCTGAACTAGATTTATGGCAGGGTGTTTCATATCTTCCGGTTGTTTCTACTGGATTATACGAGACATTAACTTTGCATATATTGGAAGAGGTTGAAGGACCTTTATTTGAGGAATTAAATACTACTCCAATTGCTGAAGCATCTGGGGATGTTTCTTTTAAATTCAAATTCAAAGATGATTATAATACAAGTACTGATATATTTTTATACAGTGCAAAGGCAGTTGCCGGAGAATTAAACATCCAAATAGATAAAGAACAAACACATAAATTATTACCATCGACAACGAGTGGTTCAATATCAAATGGTAAGAAAGTATCAGCTGATAGTTTACTGGCACAACCTATTGTTGTCCAGGTTGCACTATCTTCAAATGTTGAAGGTTTTCATATTAGAACACTAAGTGTGATTGAGGTTGTTAATGGTATTGAAACAAGAGAAATTGCTTCCATTAAGGTATATGGTGAAGTTGAAGGAGAAGATGAAAGATTAAGAGTACTTTTAACGAATATGGGTATGAATCTAGACGATTTAGACTATTATATCTTTAGAGATTCTAATATACAAGAACAATCTCCTGATTATACAATATTAAACCAAAAACGTAAAGAGTTACTTTTACAAGCATCTCAAATCAAGCCATTTATAGGAACTTATAAGGCAATACTAAATGCAATTGATTTCTTCGGATATGATAAAATAACTTTAAAGGAATATTGGTTAAACATCAATGAACAATCTGAGAATTTCGGAAAGCTAAAGGCTGTCGCAATTCCAAATCAAGATGTCGTTGGATTTTTAGCAGATAAAAATAAAGGAAATGATTTACCTAATTCAAATCAAAAGAAGACATCTAGATTCTCTTTAGTTTATAGATTGAATACTCCAACTGGATTACAGGATGAGTGGGATATTCCAACTGTTAAAGAGACTATTGACTATTCTCCAGATGAGGTTTTAATTAAATTATACGGATTAAAAAAGAAATTACAAAAAGATTATTTACCATTACAAGCTAAAATTGTAGATATTACAGGTGAAGGGGATTACTTTTCTCAATTTAACCAGAATGTATGGAATAATCAACATAATATTAAAGTACAAAATGCCGGAATAGAATTTAAAACTATTAAAGTGCCTGCGGAAAGAGATGTATTTATGGAAGATCTTCGTAAGGTTGATTACAGGCTTACTGGATTCGGACAAGATTTTAGTGCGTTATCTCAATCAGTTCGATTAGAGTTAATAGCGTCAATTGGTAATTTCTATAAAGAATATTATAACAATAATTTAGATACATTTAATACTATAGAAAATATTCCAATAGGAGCACCTGTATCTTTACATGCCGAAGGGTTAGAAGATTCATGGGATCTTGCTGATTTCACATGGTTAGATGCTGAAGATACGGAAGTATCTAACACGGTCCAGGGATTATCTAGTGATACAACTACGTCTGGGATTAGTAATCTTACCGAATATATAGAAGCTCATGATTTAACATTAAGTAATCTATTAACATGGAATAACTGGTGGCATAGGGGAGTATATGAAATTGAGTGGGTAATATCTGGTCCTAATAATTATGAAAAAGCATATAGAGGTCCTGTCTATGAATATACTAATTTCCCATTAACTTTACCGTTTGCTGGATCGTATACTATTGAAACGAATATGTATGATCTATATAATGTAAAAAGTACTAAGATTAATAAAGAGTGGATTGAAGTTAAAAACAAGAACGTTGAAGTTTATGGATTAACTCAATTAGCTCCTAAAAAATTAGACTGGAAAGATTATAAACATGCATGGAATTCAAGTGGATCTAGCTGGGACTGGTCTAGAGAGAATTTAATACCAGTTAATGATGTTATAAGTACTTATTATTTAACAATGGACCGTACTAATTATATTAATGATGAAGTTCATGTTGGTAAAGCACATTCAACTGTTAGAAGATTTTTAGATGCATTGCAACCAGGTGGTTTTAATGAAACTCCAGGACCATATCAATGGGCGGATCTAAAAACACATGTTTGGGACGATGGTCCTGAAGTAACCTGGAAAATGACAAGAGTCGGTGGAGATATTAATTCGTCATTTCAGATAAAGGTTGGAGGATATACTAATGGATATTCTCTGAAAGTTGAACAAATAAGTCCGTCAACTGGAGAGACATTAACAGATTCTTATACAATTAATAGTACATTCCCAATTAATGATGAGGATATTGCAGCGTGGGTTGGGGTTTCTAATGAATTATCAGGGCTTGATCCGATCGATCACCCTATATTAACTAAATTTAATTATAATCCTATTTTAGTAGATACCGATAATAACGAATCGACAGGTACAGGATCTCTTGGTGAAGATAAATGTGTTTATATATTAGCAGTTGCAAAAGAAGCTGCTCGTAGTTATGATTTTAGTAATGTTTATTTTAGTAATATAGCAGGAGGTTCGATAGATGAAAAATTAAACTTCGTAAGTTATAACCCTGGTTTCGATGATACATATATAATAAATAATTTAGCTGAATTACATATGCTTAACCATGTTACATTTTCGTATGATTTAACAAACATGCCGGGAATAGTTTCAGAACAATGGAGAGTAATTAATAATACGTTAAATATCGAAGATATATATTATAGTAATCCAATATTAACTTATCTATTTAAAGAGAAGGGATATTACACAGTAGAGTTAGATTTATTGGACTCTAACGGAAATAAGAACACAATAACAAAAAATATTTTAAAAATAATTTAAAATGGCAAGTATCACAACAATTTTAGGAACAGATAGTTTATCTTCTTCAAGAATAGTAATTAACGATAATTTCGCAACGATCAATGATCAGGTTGCAGGAATCGCTAATCTATTAGATGTAAATACACAATCTTTAACGCTTACTGGCACTATGGGTGCATCTGGTTTAAGCATAGTAAATGGTGGAAATCCATCATTCATAGTTAATGCATCTGACATCACAGCGTCTTTACCATTGACTGTAAACAAGTCTTTAATATTAGCAGGTGGAATGCAAGATTCTGTAGCTGCTGTATCGGCGATGCCATCGGCAAACTTATATGGAAAAACAACGTATGTCTTAGACTCAACCGTTTTAAATGGAGTTAATGTCATAGCATCGGGTAACAATGGTCAAACAGTAACTTTCATCGCAAGTGGAGCTGCTGGTATTCAGATCAACTCGTCGAACATCGGCGGAGTTTCAGCTAATTTCACAATTGCTGATAACGGAACAATAACACTTAGATATTTTAACGCAGTATGGTATGTGATTTCTCACGCCAACACTACTTTAACTTTCTAAAAAAAATTAACAAATAAATGGCTACACCATTAATTAGAATTCCACAGGAACAAGGAGGTACTATGTATGCTTTTTCTAGCGCAGCTAGAGATCTTACACGTGCATACTATAATCCGGATATTGTTTTTGAATATTCAAAATTCGCATTACTAGATATGCCAGTTGTTGCAGAGCCTTCAGCAGGAGCTACTAACAACTATATTCAATTCAGTAATTTATACGAAGGTGGTCCGGTTGCCGGAGGGGGATTAGCCCCAGCTTATAGTGATACTTCACCAGACGATAATGCCAATCGTCACTTTGCACAGTCGTTTCAAAACTATGCACTTAACTTAGAGAACTTTATTTTATCAGATGATGATTTTGACAACACGTTATATTCTTCAGATTCTGAAAAGATCTTTTTCAAATGGTTAAATCATATTGGAGCGTTTAGAACCAGAGCAGCTAATTCACAAGAAGTAGAATCTGGATTCAATAGATTAGTAGAAGAAGATGATTCAATACAAAATGGATCAGAATACAGCCAAGTAGTTAAATACTTAGGAAACGTAGATGTAACTAACGATAAAAATTATAATGGAGATACTTATAATGAAGTTTTTGTAAATGTACCATCTGCTGTTGGATATACTCCAACTGTATTATTTAAGTCGTCAAATTACAATACAACAGCATCAACATATATCCCAACATCTTTTATTAACGGAAGAGAGGGACAAAATCATCCAGATTCAAATATAAACTTACAATCTCTAGCGGATTCAAGTGATGGATCTATAGATATAAGCCCAAACGTATCTTATAACTATGGAATAGAGTGGAATTCTTCCACATATTCTACTATTGTTAATGATAAAAAATTAAATAACCATTTAGATTATTCTAAAAGGGGTGGAGATTTTAGATTCAATGCAATATTAGTCTATTATGATGTTTATTCTAAATCTAACCCTGGAAATAAATCAACAAACTTATATGGTGTTATCTTATTAGATAATTTCAAATACGATCCAGCAAGTACTGGGTGGTCTTTACCAGAATTAAGTAAATACAAACCAAACGAAGTAACTGGATTAAACGGGAATGCTTTCGCATTAAAACTAAACGTTAAATTTAATTCATCTTTAGATAATGTAGGAATAGAATCTAATATCAATGATTATTCTACCTTCTCTATGGATATATTCTTTGATTCAACAAGTGCACTTGAGAACGCTGCTAAAGTTTTAGCAGAAGCAAGTCACAGATATACTGATCTATCTAATAGATTAAATGGATTAGAGAATTTATTATTAACTTCAGTTGAACAAACAGCGTTAGCTTCTAGAATATCTAAAGTTGAATCGTCTCTTGAAAAAGCCTCTTTAAACTTTAAAGATGCAGGATCTATCTTAGATCTTATTTCTTCAACAAACGATAGATTAAACCAAGTTATTAACGGAACTATCCCAACTGAGATTCAATATAATACTGATGTTGTTAGTTCAGGAAATGGCGTTGCGATAGATAAGTCAACTCCCGGTAAGATCAAGGTAAATAATACTAATTATGGATATTATCTTAATAAAACCAATAGTTATGATTTTAATTCTAAGCAAGTATTAGGAGATATTAACGAAACTACTCCATGGAATCCTGCATTAGCATCTTCTGGTTTAGGAATTTGGACAAGAATAAAGAAATATGATAACTTAATTAGAATATATTTAAATGAAACTGAGACGTTCTCTAGTGATTTAGATATATACTTAGATGATAGTGTTACACCTTTTAAATTAGGACAAGTGGTTAAATTAACCTTTAAAAATTCTATATTAAATTTAGATAACAACGGAATCAATATATACGTAAGTGAAAATAACAAATGGGTACTTAAGAATTCGATTAACGCCGGAGAGATACTAAGTAAAAAACCATATGTTGAATTAATTTGCGTTGACGAAACAAACAAGACATTCGAACTTGAAATTATAAGATAATTATGAGTGCACACAATTCAATATCACAATTACTTGAACAGTTTCTAGAATTAAACACTAATTCACTAGAAACTTTCAATCGTATTAATGAAGCGATCTCAACTGACAAAGAAACAGTTACAGTAGATTTATGGGACCCTAATAGTGAGGGTGTTAAATCTGTACAAATACCTGCATTTGGTTATTTAAAGAGAGAAATTGAAAGACTAAATACTAATTTAGAATCTATTACTGGTGTTGAAGGTAATGGAGCAAACGTTAGGTTAAAGGATGGATCGTTTAGAAAATTACACACGTCTAGGCTTAAAGGTCCTTCTAAACCAATCACAAATTTAGCAGCACCTACTCAATTTAATACAAAATTGAATGCATTTTTCGAAAACTTTTTAAATCCACTATTAACTATTAAGTTAGATGTAAGTGGACAACTTCCTGTTGAAACTGAAAGAGTTTATATTGAGAGATTTATATTTGACTCAAAGGATGCTGCAACAGTAGATCAATTTGATGAGTTATATAAAGGAGAAAGTGAAATTAAATACAAAGCAATTCAAAATGCAATTACTGAAAATAAATTAAAATATTATTTAGATTCAGAAGTTATTGAAATGCCAATAAGAACAATACAATATTACGGAGACTTTGATATCACTAAAATATCTAATGAACAGAAGTCACAGGTTGTTGATGGCGCAACTCAAACCAAAACTATTAAGTTATTCACTCTAAATAAACTGACGTTCTCAGACGCTTCTAAAACGCTTCTAGATACTGAAGTTTTAAAGGTTGGAGAATCATTAGTTATTAACTCTGGGGAATTAAGAACTAGATATATTATTAAATCAATAGATAATTCAACATCACAGATTGAGTTAGAATTAATTGAAGGATTTGAATCTATTAAGATAGGTTCTAAAATGCTATCAATATACAAAGATTTAGATACAGACTTAGATGTTGAAATAAACATTGGATTTGATGAAAGACAAGTTGTCTTTATTAAACCAATTGATCCAGCATCAAATATACCTTCAAATGAATATTCTCCTGGGATAGGATTTTATTCAAATGAATTACAAATACCAGGATCAGACGGAACAATACAAAGCTTATCTTCTTATTATAAAGAAGAAGTTGCAGATTTCGGGCAGTTCATTAAAGGATTTAATGTTGATTATATTCCACCGGCAGCAGTTGGTGTAGTACCTGCAACTCCTGTAGTAATTACTGGTAATTTAAAGGTTGTACAAATAAATAAACATTTAACAGATAATACAACAACGACTAAGATTAAACAACTTAAGTCTGATAAAGTAGCAGCTGAGCAAAGCCTATCTAATACTAGTGAGGCAATTAAAGCTAAAAAATCTTTATTAAACACTAAGAAGTTTAAATCTAAAGTTGAAAGAAATAAACAATATAACGAATTCAAATCTCTTGTTAATGAGAGAGTATCTGAATCTAAGCTATATTCATCTATAGTATCTGAGATTAAAGCTTCTGCTGAATCTACCGATATTGTAGCAGTTACTCCAAAATTTAGAGTTAGAGGATTCTGGTCAATTCCAGAACCTAAAACAATAGGAGATGAAGTTTCACAAGAGGTAGTTCAGTTTAAAATAAGATATAGATACGTATCG